CAATCAGCAACAGCATAAGAGGTCGAACGAGCCAACGCTGTATGCCATGTTTTAATATCATCAACTTCTGAACCAGAATTGTTAACGACAGTAGAGGATGGAGGAGATATAAAAGCCATACAATCTTTACGAGCATTAGCAATATTGTCAATAATATATTGTTGTGTTGCACTTCCAGCATCACCTGCCAATACTAAAGAAACATCCACAGCATCTGGATTAGTAAACAATGCATACGCTGTTTGTAATTCTGCATCAGAGGGGGTATCTTCAACACCACCACCTAAAGAAATTGTGGTTGATGTAGCTACTGTTGCATAATTTGTATTAGCCAAAGCATCACCCCAAGTGGCGTTGGTTGTGGCATAACTTACTGGATCTATAGCATAGATATATTTTGATTTATTGAAAATTACATTTTTGTAATAATTTGAATTGCCTAAAGCATCAGTAGCATCTACGCCTTTAGAAAGATACGGATAAACTTCTAAAATAGTATTTTTAATACCGGTAAATAAACCACCAGAATCAACAACTACAATATGAACTTCATCGTTAGCTGCACCGGCAGCAGAAGCTTGTGCTGATGTACCTGGAGCGGCATTAAAATATGAAGAAACTCCAACAGAGTTGACGTTCCATGTGTTAAAATTTCCACCAGCATCAAGAACTGAAACTGTAATAGAATTTCCAAAAGCACCAGGATAACGTGCTAAAAAAGCACCATAAGCGTTGGCGTTACTATTGTTTAAATAAGAAGCTTCAAAAGTATCTTCATTATCAACCGCAGTTTGAGTAGCACTAGAATTTGCACTAGCATTTTTAGCATCAGTGCCAATAGCACGAGCTACTTTAAGATTGTTACCATACGCTAAAAAGCTGGCGGCTGTAAAAAACGAGGCAAACGTATTTGCATCTGGCTTACCAAATGTCTTTACAAGATTGACTTCATTTTCAACAGTAATTATTTTATTTCCTGGACCCCATACGAATTTTCCAGCAAATGCACCGGCCGTAGTTAGAACTGAAGGTACAACTGTCGTTAAATCGACTTCAGATACATTTACGCCTGGAGAGATTTGAAATGCCATTTGTTATCTCCTTGATATTGTTTTGTTTTGGTTACTAAGATACCATGTTAATATTTATGAATAGTCACTTTTATAGATTTTTTAAAGAGTCCCTAATGAATCCTGAATAAACCTCATTGCCATCTGCGACTTCCCAAAGATCACCGTCCATCACTTCAAAATTATGTTGTCTACCATCTTCAATGATAGGTGCCGGTAAAATTTCTTCATCCAGCTGGTTCAAGTTTTCCAACTGGATTTGTTTTCTTATATCATGACTTACGATTTCCTTAAAGTATTTTTGTGTGGCCACCCAAGCAAAAACAACTAAAGTCATCACCAAGTCATCATTTTCTCCATCCTCAGCAGCAAAAGATGTTTTGCTTGCTGTAAAAGTGGTTAACTCAGATAGTGTGTCAAAATCGGGTATTAATAGTTTATCGCTTTCGACCAGAGTTTTCAGATTTGAACAACCAATTCTTTTAACGGCAACCGACATTTTAAGTCCCATCTGAACACCACGACCAAAGCCTGAAGATAATTGTTGTGGTTTTTTGTTACCTGTGAATATCTTCCAAAGATTCTCATATTCAAAATCTTGGTGTATAATATCCGCTACCTGTGGATTATTATTTATCTCCACAAGGATATAGGCATCATTGTACATCTTGGCTGCATTGACAATCATGGTCGGAAACAATATTGGAGATATTGAAGAACTCTTGTAGGTTGCCACCTGTTTATATGGAGTGGATGATATGTCAAAAATTGAAAATGCTGAGGAATCTAAGTTTCTACCTTCTGAAACATCCACACATATACAATATAAATGGTCTTTGGTGGTTTCATCATCTCCTTTAATAGGATACTCATAGATATTCATTTTGTCATGGTGTGCCAAAGGTTCTTTGTACGCCATGGTTTGTAATTTAGTACCAGAAATAAGAGTATTGGTTGAACCTAGAAACTCGGTTTCAAACTCTTGGCGGAACTGGTGTTCAGAAGTGTTACGAATTGTTTCTTCTTTCCAAGCATCATCACGACCAGGTACCATAGACCAATGAACTTCAAAAGGTACATAATTGTTTTTCTTATTGATTGCATCTGTCCATATTTTGTAAAACAGATTCATACCATTAGGTGTAGAAACAATAATAATCTTTGTTTTGGTACCAGCAGTAATAACTGGATATACGGAAGTAAAGAACTCTGTGGCAATATTGGATGGTACGAAAGCAAACTCGTCTAAGAACACAATGTTAAACGAACCAGAACGAGCCGCTGAGGATGACGTGGAGGAGGCGATAATAACTGAACCATTCTCTAACTCTACTCGACCTTTATTCCATTCAACCACGCCTTGCTGTAACCACATAGGAAGGTTCTCATACGCTAGTTGTAATTTACCAAGGATTCCACGAGCAGTTTCACCTCGGTTTGCCAGAACGGCAATAGACTGTGCATCTTGAAATAGTATTGTCCAAAGAAGGTATGCCACCGTGGTGGTAGTTTTTCCAACCTGTCGAGGACATTTCATAATCGTAAAACGATTTTTATGAAAAGTTCGTATCATGTCCTCTTGAAAATTATACATTTTAAAATCAGTTACACCATCGTCCAGTGTAATAATTTTAATGTATTTGGCGAAATAGATAGGATCCCTAGAACATTTGATATACTCATCAACTTGTTCTTTGGTAAAATTAACTTGTATACCAACCCTTTTTAATAAAGGATTATCACGATACGATTCTTTAGTTTTTGCTGGCATTATTCTTTAATAACTTACTTAATTCGGATGTTGAACCAACAAAGATTGCTTTATCAATATTGGTGCCAGAATTTTTTTTCTTTTCTTCATCCATTTCACGCATTTGTTTTTGTATATTCAGAAGTTCTTTATTAGCATCCACCATATTTTTTAGTATACCGCCATAAACTTCAAATGCACGAGGATGTTGGCCTGCTTTGGCAATGTTGAGTATTTCTTCCATAGCTTCTTGGCCTTGGTCAATAATGCCTTGTAGGTTTTCTTTTGATTGTTGATAGGCGTCTGTAAGGTCCTGTTTTAAATCAGGTTCATTATATTTGACCGATAATACAGGAAGTTTTTCTTTTTTTTCTTCTGGTATAGGTGCAATGTCAAAAACATCGGCCAAAGTTTTATTCAAGTCATTCATAGTATTTTGCTTTTAATTAGCCCCAAGTGCCGCCAGTAAAATTTACAAAACGCCAAATGTTATTAGCGCCATTGGTATAATTTTCCACACAACGATATAATTTATCATTATCAATTGCAATAAATCCGGCTTTATCACCTGGATCACCTTTAGATGTTAAAGGTATTGGTGTATGCCATTGCAATACAACACCATCAACAGTAAAAACACCAGTAACAATTAAATTGTTTGAAGTGATTGTGTTACTTGAAACAATGTTTGAAGATGTTATTGTATTTGTTACGGCTAAATTACCAGTAACAGTACCACCACTTAACGACAATTTACTGTTGGCAGTATTACGAGCATATTGATCAATGTCTATTTCAATTGCTTCATTCAATAGTGTAAATCCACCGGGAGTTATACCATCATGAACAGTTAAAGTTTTATTGGTACTATTAATAATTAATTCACCATTGGCACCAGTTGTATTGGCCAATGTTGCTGAACCGTATCGTTTAAATTGTAGTGTGCGTGCCATTTTAATTACCTTTAATGTAAATCGGTTGTTTTTTCTTGTTCTATATGTAGGTCATCACGACCAACTTGTGTAGTTAAATCACCAGCAAAATTATCTGGTAATATATTTGTTTCTATAATATTTGGTGTTTCGGATATTTGAACTGTTGCAACATAAGGTGTGCTGACATTGGCATCTGTTGGCATTGGTGTCACATCTATCTGAACACGCTTCTGTGATTGAGGAACAAATGATGTGAACGCATAGTTTGCACCAGAGGTAGTGGATTTTATTGGCAAATCAGAAGTAAAATTACCATTAATATTTTGCAACTGTAATGTATTGTTATTAAAGAACACTACTTTGCCTGTAGCTACAGCCATTGGCGCAGAGTAGCCTTGATAAACAGTTTCACCTACTTGATATGTTCCAATTCCTGAATTAGGATTGATTGTAAATTCTATAATCTCATTTTCAGTTAATTTAGTAAAGATTGAAGTAATTGAATGTGTAATTACTCCACCAGTATCAGATACTTTACCAAAGATAAATCCTTTAACTGTAAAATTTAATGTCCATATAATTAAGCGAGTTTCATTTTCTTTATTGCCTTCATATTGTATTTCATGTGTGGTTGAATTTAATACAACAGGCACTTCTTTAATTATACCCATTTCAGGTATCAAATTTAATTTGATTGTATAATCTGGTGCAAAAAATGGAAGTATGTGTTCTATAATTTGTGTACCATCTTCTATGTTACGAACATAGATATAAAGATTAAAATCAAAATCATATGGTACGGGATTATATTGAGAAACTATTCCTGCTGGTGTCTTTGCAAATGTTTTTGTATTTGTATTTAATTTTCTGGCTACATCATAATTTAAACCAGACATTTCAAAAGACATTCTAGGTAAAGTTACTTGAACCTTTTTATCAAGGTTAGGATCTCCTTCTAACCTTCGAACATAAAATTCTTTAGTTGCATAAGCTATTGGTACAAGAAATCTTTGTGCCTCTGTTAAATCTGGATTGTAACGAACCAAGGTAATATCTTTAAAAAGATTACCAAAGCCAACAACCAGTTTACGAATTACTCTATTGTATGAAATAGCGGACATTATATGTTACCAAAAGGATTAGTTTCTGAAAAATCAATAATTGAATTTGCATTTGTTGCAATCAAATTATTATCATATTCTTCACTATAAGTATTATCTTCTAAAGGATTAAATGTTGCAAGTGTATAACGAGCATTACTGCTTGCACCAATAATTGATCTACCAACAACAAACTCTCCAGCAATATTAGTTACTGTTAATGTATTAGAAGTTGGAATCCAACTCTGTACTATAGCAACCGCAGTGGCAGTATTTCGTGTACTATTAATAGATTGGTATACAGTTTCTTTTATTGTATATCGTCCTGTACCGACACCAGTATGTAGAGATTGTGTGTAAGCATTATTTGTAACCACCAAATCAATATCAGCAACACCAGTATCAATAATTTCTTGTGAGTATTTAAATTTCTCTAAGTACAGTTCATAGAAATAAGGTTGTTTTCTGCCTAGTGTATAAAAGTCTTTTGATTGTTCTGTGAATTTAATTTCAAACAATTCACCAGTACCATTTAAAAAAGGCACATAAACCAAATCACCTTCTCGTGGCCGTGTAAATGTATTCTGTGGAACTCGTTGTGAAAATGACCTACGAGATACCAATACATTCACATCGTCTTTAATTTCTAAACCAAATTTAGAAAAGATATCTTTCTGTCCAATGTAATCAGTTGGATCAGAAGAAAGATACATTTCTAATGGAAAAGCAGAACTAAACTTTTTAACTGGATCTTCACCATAAAGTAAATCACGTGCAGCATCATTATCATTTGGCAAATAATAGGCATCAAAGCCCATAATTTTTATAGACTCTACAATTAAATCTTCAATTACATTTTGTTCTTGCTTAGAATTGTAATTGTTAAAATAAGCTGACGTTGGCATTAGTTCATGTACCAGTCCACAGGTAAGGAGTACTTGTCTTGCATTTCAGTTTCAAGGTCCTTTATTTCGTTAACAGCTTCATCAAATATTTCTTTACCATTTAATGTTACACCACCTGGTAATTGAACACCTGAAAACTTCTTTAAATTATTTCCCCATGTTCTTTTGATAAGTGCTGTGGCATATTCTTTAACCCATCGGTCATTCCACACACGATTGTAAACATCAGGATTAATATTAGCCCAACACTCAGCAACAACAATTGATCCTACTGGTGCAGCTGCTCGACCCCATGCATGGTCAATAAAAAGTTTTCGCATGTGTCTTTGAAAACGAATTGGTACTTCTCCAGAAAACATAATTTCTAAAGAACGTAAATGTTGTTGTGTTAAAGTGTAATTAACATATGATGCAGAAGTAAAATCATACAATTCATTTAAACGCAATTGATATCTTAAATCAAACATATTAATTGTTGACTGAGAATCAGTAATTGGAAATACACGAGTCACACCAACAATTTCAAGTGCATTGTTGGCATCATCTCTTATATTTGAAAAATCCAGGTATTTGTTATTAATATCTGTTTGAGTTACAGATTTGACGTAGTATACTTTTTGTAAGCCATCAAAATGGTAATCTTGCCAATATTGTAAAGCATCATCAATACGATCTTCTACTTGATCTTCATCTACGTTGATTTCAATAACAGGAAAACCTAATCTCCTCAAACAATATTCTTTTAATGTTTGTCTGTTTGTTACGGCCGGCATATTAATCTCCTATATTAAGGTATTTATACCATGAGTTTTTAGTTGATTGTCAAAGTCCCGTTGGCAGTTTTACCTAAATTATTTTCTATCATAATACTGTAAATATTCCACTAGTTGTAAACGTGTGTAATGTATAGATTCCACTAGTTGATGTTGTGCCACCAGTTGCAGATAAAGCTCCTGTTGGATAACGAATTACAACAGTACCTGCAGCCCCACTCTGACCAGCAAAACCTGATCCTCTAAAACCTGCTCCTCCACCTCCAGAATTAGCTCTCGGTCCAATTTCGTCCCAATTTGGTTGTGGTCCTGTAAAGTATCCTGCTCCAAAAAAGCTTTTTGTGCCTCTCAATTCGGTGCCACCATATCCGGTTGCCGGCATGTTGCTAAATTGGCTTGTGTTTCCTCCTCCACCATAACCCAATCCTGTTATAACTGACGTGATGCCATCTCCACCAATATAATCGCCTGTTGTAGAACCTCCCCCGCCTGCGCCACCTCCAGCTCCAACTGTGGCGCCTGTTGCAGTTGTTCCATATGCTGCAGATCCTCCGTTAGGCGCATTTCTAGCAAATACTTTAGGAAATCCTGCATTAGAACGAAGATAAAAAGAACCTCCACCTCTTATTCCTACAGGAGGATTATATGATCCACTACCACTTTGAACAGTGCTTGGTGATATTGCGCCAACGCCGCCACCAACAGCTGTTGTGTTGTTAAAACTTGAGTTGCCACCTGGATTACTAGTTTGTGATGCATAAGGTGCTGTTCCTCCTGGACCTATAGTAACAGGAAACTCTCCTTTTCCAGTAAGGTATTGAGCAAGTAATTCTTGAACTTGTCCTCCGCCCCCACCTCCAGTTATTGCCAGAAATGAACCGCCAGCATTTTGTCCTGGACCACCTGCACCGCCACCACCAACAACCAAATAATCTATTGGGCCAAATATAGGAAATGGCCAGAGGC